TTACATATGATGATGATGGTGTTGCTATACATGATACGACTGCTGGTATGGAAGGTTATACTAAATTAGAAGCAGAACAACTATGGTATCCTAGAGAATTAGATGAATTACCATTATATACAGGTGAGGGATTTCTCGCTGATGAAGGTGTGCCTGAGGCATTACAGGAAATATTAGATAATTGGCGACCTGAAACTATTGAATTAATAAATGGCAATTGGATATATAAATTTTGGACCAATGATGATCAAACTAATGATGAAAAAATATTATTAGCAATACCTGGTGGTAATGTTGATATACATATCGAAGGAACCTTAACCGGATTAATTGATGGGCACGTTGATTTAACTGTATTAAATGATGCTAAGGTAGATATTAAAGGTAATGCTGATATTGATGTTGGTGGTAATATGGATACTTTAGTAAAAGGTACATACACTTGTGAAAGTGAAGGAGCCATGACTTTCATAGCTCCATCTATTGATCTTAACCCAGACACATAATGAGTACTCCCGCAGCATGTAGAGAAGGAGATGAGTTGGATACTGGCCATTATTGTACATCAATAACAACTTTAGATATTCCAGGTCAAAGTAAAGTTAGAATTAATGGTAAATTGGCGGCACGTAAAGGTGATAGTACAGTACCACACACTGAAGGCCTTCCATTTTGTCCTACTCATACTGCTGTGGTTAATGTAGGGTCTAGTACAGTAAGAATACACGGTAAAAAAGCAGCTAGAGTTGGTGATTCCACCGATGATGGTGCAATGACCGGTGGTTCAGGTAATGTAAATATTGGTGGATAAAGGGTATAAATAACATTATGGCAATAACTACTTCAAATATAGCAGAATATGTTGACTTAGATTTCGTATTTAAGTCTAATCCTAATACGGGTGATTTAGGCATAAAGCAGCAAATCAATGCAGTTAAGCAAAGTATTTTACATATATTACACACCAATCATGGCGAAAAGGTATTCGAACCATTGTTTGGTGCTAATTTAATACAGTTTTTATTTGAAAATAATGGATTAATTACATCTATTGCTATTGCAGATAGTATTAAAGAAGCAATAATAAATTATGAGCCTAGAGTAGAAGTATTAAATGTGAAGGTTAATAATAACCCAGACGCAAATAGTATAGAAATAACATTGGTTGTTAAAATTATATCAACAAATCAAATAACTAGTATAGCAACATCATTAGAGAGACTAAGATAATGGCACAAGATAGAAGAATTAATGCATCAGAATTAGATTTTGAAACACTTAAAGCTAACTTAATTAATTATATGCTAGAACAACCTGGCGCATTCCAGGATTATAATTTTGAAGGTTCTGCAATGAATACCGTCATTGACGTACTTACATATATTACACATATTAATTCCATTAATGCCAATTTTGCATTAAATGAAACATTTCTTGATACAGCACAATTAAGACAATCTGTTGTATCTCATGCTAAACTATTAGGATATACTCCAAGAGCTACTAGTCCGGCGATTGTATATATTGATGTTGAATTAGTATCACCGACAGGTTTATTTGTTGATGGTAGTAATTTACCTGCCACAATTAATAGAGGTACTATTTTTAGTACAGTAATTGGTTCTATATCATATAATTTAATTGTATCTAATACAATGACTACATCATATGGTGAACATGAATCAGGTAAATATATATTTAAAAATGTTAAATTAGAACAAGGTAATATTGCTACTAGAAAATATAATTATGATCCAGCTAATTTTGATTCATATATTATTTCAAGTGACTTCGTAAATACAGATTCATTAATTGTCGATATTTTTGAATCATCTACATCTACACAATCAGTAACATTTGTTAAATCTAATAATATTACTAATATTAATGAAGAATCTAATGTGTATTTTTTAGAAGAATCACGTGATGGATTTTATGAAATTAAATTTGGTGATGGTATTATTGGTACTCAATTAGATGCAGGTAATATTATAGAAATGAACTATTTAGTAGTAGGTGATGGTGATATTAATGGCGCATCACAATTTTCATTAAATGATACTATTGAAGGTAATGCTGATGTTATTATTACAACTATACAAAAAGCTTCTGGTGGTTCTGCCGCAGAATCAATGGAGTCTATTAGATTCTCAGCACCTCTTGCATTTACAGCACAAAATAGAGCTGTAACACCAGATGATTATAAAGGCATTATTCAAAACTCTTGGGGTGATATTGATACATTAACTGTTTGGGGTGGTGAAGATAATATACCACCTGACTATGGTAAAGTATATGTATCAATTAAACCTAAGGCAAGAGAAGTATTAACAGATATTGAAAAGGAAGTTATTATTGGTAATATTCTTAAACCAAAAAATGTAGTATCAATTTCACCTATTCTTGTTGATCCAGATTATACATATATTGATTTAGAAGTATATTATAAATTTAATCCTAATGTTGCTACTTCAGATGAGGCAACATTATCTCAAAATATTAGAACTGCTATCACATTATATAATGATAATAAATTAAAATCTTTTGGTGGTGTGTTTAGAAACTCTAACCTATTAAATGTAATTGATAATTCGAGTATTGCTGTTATTTCAACGATTATGAGAATTGAAATGTCTAAGAAATTTATCCCTGAGTTAGGTGTTGAAAAATTATATACATTTAATTTTAATCAACCCATTGCATATTTATCTGGTAAAACTCAATATGTAACATCTACTGAATTTACTTATAGAGCTGAATCATGTAGATTAAAAGATTATTTAGACACTGAAGAAAATAAAAATATTATTCAAATCATTGGTGCCACAGGTACTATATTAAATCCTAATGTTGGATATGTAAATTATAATACAGGCGAAGTAGTTTTAGAAGGATTTGCCCCTGATTCAATTGTAGGAGTTTATGATTATCTTAAGATAGTTACTAAACCTGCATCATCAGATATATCACCTATGAGAAATGAATTGTTAATTATTAATACAGCAACAGCTATAATTGTAGGTGAGATTGATACAATGATAACCGGTGGTACAACGGCTGGTATTGATTATACAACGGTGAGTAACTAATGGCTTTTAATATATCCTCATTTATAGATGACTTAGTACCTGCCCATATTAATCAGGACTATCCTGAGTTAATTGAATTCATTAAAGTATATGCATTATATTTAGAAAAAGTAAATAAATCTGCATTTTATCTAAATCAAATTGATCACCAACGTGACATTGATTTAATTGAAGAACATCTATTAACAGAGTTACAAAATGAGATTGGCGCACCAATACCTAGAGATTTTGCAGCTGACCCAAGATTATTTTATAAACATCTAGTAGAATTTTATCGTTCAAGAGGAACACCAGAATCTATTAAAACTTTCTTTAAATTAATTTATGATGATGAAGTAGATATTTATTTCCCGAGAGAGGATATGTTAATCCCTTCTGACGGCAAATGGTTTGAACAAAAAGCAGATATTATTGCTAATCATAATGATTATACCCCAACATATATTTGGACATTAGTAGCAAAAACATTCATTATTAATATGGATTCAGACCAAGGGTTTGCACCTAAGTTTAATGATGATGTAGTATTTGTTAATGATGTTTATGTATCGAATGGTGACTATAAAGAAACTGTTTATTATGATACAAGTGATAATGAGATGAAATATTCTCTTATATTTGCCAATGAATTAATAATAGGCGATGTAGTTAAAGTATACCCTAAAGGTTTATTTACTACCGCTGATGGTTTCTTATCTAATAAGAAATATATTCAAGATTCTTATTTTTATCAAAAGTTTTCTTATGTACTTAAGACTGGTAAGAATATCGATGACTGGAAGAATGCATTCACAAGACTAATTCATCCGGCTGGATTTATATTCTTTGGTGAGATTCTTATCTTTATTAGAAGTTTTGTTGATTCAAATGGGTGGTTATTAGGACCTATTAATAATCCAAATTATGGTTATCAAGGCTCAGGACTACCATTAAATATCAATGTATCACCTGTTTATATGCCACCAAGCGCAAATGAATTAGGTACATATGTTGAGAAAGAATTACAATACGTAAGATCTAATTCCAGAATAGGTATGTGGAATCATTTGGAAAATGTTAAGTTCTGGAATTGGAG